TTGCCTCCGTTCTGGATGTCTGCGAGGATGTCTTCGGCTACCTGCTCTGCGTCCGAGATGTTCTCCTTTTGGTAGCCCACCTTGTCGGCATCCGAAGGAGGGACGGAGAGGATATACACCTCAAGGTTGTACGTCTTGGCTTTGGGGCTGTTGTAGTCGCCCCCGGTGTACACGAGATGCAGGAGGGGGTACTGCTCGAACTTCTCCAAGTCCACATCCGACGGGGAGCCGTACGAGAACGTCTTGATGAAGTAGTGGTTGTCGCAGAACTCCTGAAACTTGGAGACGATGTTATTGAAGGTGATCATCGGCGCTGGGCTTGCTCTTGCTTGCGTTTGTATTCAAGGTCTTTTAGGAAGGCGAGGTGCGTGAAGACGTGGCCCACCGTGAGGCGAGTGACTGCATCGATTTTGAGAACGTCCTCCCCAGCCAATGAGTAGAGGGCGGGGTACCATTCCCACTTCGCATAGAACGCATCGCCTCCACCGCCGTCCGAGTCAAAGAGGACTCCAAAGTGCTCCGTAGTTCGCGCTCGGTAGTCCAAAAAAAAAGCAGCGCACCGGCTACCGCAGGGGCGGGCATATCGAGGAAGTGCTCGCTCTTCTCCTGTGCCGTGTACTCGGCGATGGTGTACTTGTCGCCCCACCGCTGGGTGATGGGTCGGTACAAGATGCTCATGGCTTTGTGTGCCGTCGTCCAGAAGTCCTTGGTGTAGGTCTCCATATCAATCCACTCCCCGGCGCTGAAGTTCTCCCAGTCGGGAATGAAGCCGTACTCGATGCCGTGGAGCTCCAAGATAGGTTCGTGGTTGGACACCTCACGGGCGAGGAGGGAGTCGATGTGTGCCGAGGCTTCTACGATGAGGGCTTGCGGCAATTTGCGCAGTTCGGCAAAAGACAGTCCCGTCACCACCTGCACCCGCTTGATGGGGTCGTCGGTGGTTTCGAGTACCTGAAGGTGTCGGAGGGTGAGGTCTGAATAGTTGGCCGGCAGTCGGAGCTCCATGTTAGAATGAGTTGAAAGGGTTTGATTCCTCAAGTTATCCGAGGGCATAGCGCCCGAAGTTGGGGTTCGTCTGGTTCCACGTCACGGCGTAGCGTGAGGCGTCCACGAAGTGATTGAAGGCGTCGACGGGTTCGTTGAGTTGGCGTCCGTTCTTGTCCTCCTTGTACTTGTAGTTCCGGAGCTCCTTGATGCCGTTAATACTGCGCTCTGTGATAAAGAGCGGACGGGAGCGTAGGAAGTCGATTCCTGAACGCACCGAGTCCGGGCCTTTCCTTGCCGGGTGGATATTGAAGCCGTGGCCGTGTATCTCGTCGATGCTCTTCGGCTCTGCGGAGTCGGCCACGATCATGGCTTTGCCTACCTCTGCGTCACGTAGCGTTTGAGCAATGGCCGCGTTGGTGAGTCCCGTGGCGTAGCATACCTCGTCCAAACAAAAGCCGTGGCCGTCGGTGTACACCTTGACGATGGCCGTGGGGTCGTTGGTGTATCCAAAGTCCAAACCAATCGACAAGAGCTTCCACCCGTCCGGGACTTGAACTACCTGCTTCCAATGGGTGAGGATAGTTGCCCGCGATACCCCACGCTCTCCGAGTCCGTAGACCCTCCAGTAGTCGGGGTCTGCTTCTTGGAGGCGCTCAATCTCTGCAACGGTGCTCTTGGGCAGAAAGGGGTTGTCCTTGTACGTCGTCTGGAAGAACTCGTGGTCGTCTCGTGTGAGTACGTGGTCGTATATCCAGTGAAACTCGTCGGAGGGGTTGTAGTCGATTATCGCTTTCCCGGTGGTGCGGAGCATGAGCTGTCTCCAATCTTCGAGGGTGAGCTCGTTGGCCTCGTTTACAAAAAGGATGTCGCGCTTGCGTCCCCTTACCTTTTGGGGCTGGTCGACGGAGATAAACTCCACGAGATTCCCGAAGAGGATGTACGTGGCTTCGCTCTTGTTGTGGAGCTCTACGTTGTAGATGTCCTCTCTCTCGAGTATCTCGAAGAAGTCCCGCATCACCGAGGCGCGTATGGCGGGAAAGGTCTTGCGGGCTATGGTGATAACCGCTCCCGAGTTCTCGTTGCGGTGACACAGCTCAATGAGAGCCGTCAGGATAGAGTATGTCTTGCCGCTCCGCGTTCCGCCTTGGTGGACTTGGACTTTGGCTGGGCAGTTCTTGACGTGGTAGTATGTGGCGGGCTGCCTCAACTCACGGTTGACTCATCACCTGTGAACCACGAGAGCGGCTTCTTCTCGGCCACCTCAATCTCTTGTCGCTCGACGTACCCCCTGCCCTTGCCTTTGGTCTTGAGGAAAAAGATAGTGGCCGCTGGGTTGCCCTCTTTGATGAGCTTGTGAAGGTGGCTCTCGGCGAAGTCGAGGGTGCGGTTGTCGATGTCCTTGACGGCTTGCTTGTAGTCGGGGTCGTCCTTCATCCATCGGTAGTGGGTGGTGCGTCCGATGCCTACCGCGTTGCAGGCTGTCGTCACGATTCCGAGCGAGCGTTCGAGGGCTTCGAGCATCTGCTTTTTTTGTTGTTCCATCTGTGCCGTTTTTTGTTCTCGGACTTCTCTTTGAGTCACATCTGGGTGTTTGAACATAGCTCTGCCTTTTGTCCTGTAAATGCTTCCCACCGTTTGACTACCACGTCACAGTATTTGGGGTCGAGTTCCATGCCGTAGCACTTGCGACCTGTTTTCTCTGCGGCGATAAGTGTAGAGCCTGAACCGAGGAACAGGTCAAGAACCACCTCATTGGCTCGGCTACTGTTTTGGAGTGCCCTTCCAATCAAATCAACTGGTTTTGGAGTGGTGTGTCCGTCAATTCTTTGCTTATCAAATTCCCAAATTGAAACCTGCTTGCGGTCTCCATAAAAGCGGTGAGCTTCGCCACATACCCATCCGTACAAACAAGGTTCGTGTTGGCTTTGATAGTCGGTTTGTGATAAAGTCAGGGTGTTCTTCGCCCAAATAATCATAGATGAGAAGTGAAAGCGTTTGCGAAAAATTTGGTGAAAAATGTCCGCGCAACGGTCGCTGTGAAAGATGTAGACCCCCGAACCAGCTTTCGTTGCCTCCGCCATTGCGGTAAAAGTTAAAGAGAGCAAACCGGTCAATCCTTTGCGGTCGTCGTTATTTATGCCTTCGTAATCTACCCCGTAAGGAGGGTCTGTGAAAACCATGTCCGCCTTTTTGCCATCCATGAGGCGTTCCACGTTTTCGGCTTTGGTCGCGTCCCCACACAAGAGGCGGTGGTCGCCCAAGAGCCAAAGGTCGCCGGGTTTGGTAGTTGGCTCCTCGGGTACCTCTGGCACGTCGTCGGGGTCGGTGAGTCCTTCGGTCTCATCTTCCAAGAGCGGTACGTCCAATCCCCAGTTGTCGAGTTCTTCCGCGTCCCATTCATTGGCGAGCATATCCCAGTCCCACTCCCCGAAGGCGAGGTTGTCTTTGATGATGAACTCCTTGTGTTTGGCTTCCTCCCACGAGGCGACGTAGACGGGGACTTCGGTAAGCCCGGCAAGCTGGGCGGCCTTCAATCTCATGTTTCCACCCAACACCACGAAGTCAGGGTCGACTACAATGGGACGAGCTTCGAGCATCTCGGGAAATTCTCGGAGGCTCTTGACGAGCTTGTCAAGTTGGTCTTTGCGAATCGCGCGGGGGTTATTCGGATTCGTCTTGAGTTTGCTGGTCGCGGTAAGCGTCGGCTGTGTTGAGGACATTGCGGAGGGTTTCTCGTATGTGGTAATCGGACACGGCGAGGTTCAGGAGTATCTCCCAAGATTCAAGGCTCTGGTAGTAGACCCCAAAAGAGGCCGTGTCGTCGCTTCCTTTCTTCATGGTGAAGACGAGGAAGTCGTCGCTTTCGTTAAGTAGCCTCTTGACTTTGCGTAGGGTCATGCGTTCATGAATTCGTAGTATTTGGCCCGGAAGGGTTTGTCGTAGTCGAGGAGGTGCTCGGCTTGCTTTACGGAGTAGAGGGCGGTGGAGTGATCGCGTCCGCCCAGAAACTTACCGACGGCGTTAAGCATCCAGCCTTGGTCACGAAGATACTTCGCTATAATTTGACGACACTCTACCATGTCGCGGGCGCGGTTGCGTGCTACAACTTCCTCCCAGTCGTAGCCCCAGCGGTACGCCGCACGGTGGCACTTCCTGATGGCCGCTTCGCGTCCGTAGGTTCGGGGCATATCAATCGCCCCCACCATGAGCCAGTAGCAGTGGGTTACTTTTCCTTCCATTGTCTTGCGCATACTGCCACACGTTGGCGGTCGTTGGGGTATTCTTTCTCCATCTGAGCGTCGCCCATACAGCGGCTCATGAATTCCGCGAGGCTCTCCTCGGGTGTCGGTTTAGGTATCGGCATTTTTTACAAGGGTTTGAAGTTCATTTAAGAGTTTGCGGTTGCAGGAAGAACACGACGACGCCTTCTTGCCTGCTCCAAGGTATTTGTTGGCGAGCATGGTGAGCTCTCCCGCAGTGCGGTATCTGTTGTCTCGTTCGAGAAACTCCTTGATCTGTGCTACGTCGTCGCTGGTGACGGTGGCTTCCCACTTGCCCAAGGGACAAGAGGCGGTTTTCAGTTTGGTTTTGGCGGGCATAAAGCACCCGCAGAGAGGGGAGTCGGTGAAGGCTTCCGTTACCAGAGGCCCGCACGACTTGGTAGCTGCGACGTAGTGCTCGCAGGCTTGGCAGGTGCCCAGCCTTTCAGCTCTTAGATGTGCGTTGACGAATAACACGACGGAGTTGTTTTTTGCTTTGTGAGATGCTTTCGTACAAGACGGAGACGTTGATACCTGACTCCCGCGAGAGCTCGGCCATACTCCATCCGTCAAGGTATAGAGAAAGAACCGTTCTGTCAAACCATGCGAGGTGATTTGTTAGGATGAGGGCTTCCTCTTTTTTGATGGCGTCGGAGAGGTCGTAGTCGCTGACGAGGTTTTCGGGGGTGGCGTCTTCTATCCTGTAGAGGCGGCGGAAGGTTCCCACCGAGGCGTGGAACATAGAGCGGTGAAAGTACCCCGGAAGGTTCCTTACCACTTCGTCGTTGCGTCTTATCCGAAGGACGCATTCGAGGTATGTGTGATGCACGAGGTCGTGAGGGTCGCGGTGCAGCTTACGGGCGAGCTGGACAAGCTCATCGTAGTGCCCAGAGAACCACGCGTCAAAGTCCCTTCGTGCTTCTAATCTCATCGACGAGGCGCTTGTAGTGGCGGTACATACTCTCCAGCTCTTGGGGTGTGTGCTTGTACGTCTGTTTGGATTTGATGTACAAGGCGTCGGCGGTGCCTTCCCCGTACTGGCTGTCGAGGTGTTGGGAGAAAAGGAACTGCTCACCCGACCGGAAGCCGTTGCACCTCTTGCACTGGAACTGGACGTTCTGCTCGTCCCAGCGGGTGGACATACACGCCCGGCTCATAAAGTGCCCAGCGTCTACTTCCGACCAATGCCGCATAGACCCGCAGGTGTAGCACTCGCCCATGCCTCGGTGATCACTCGCCCGGAGGCGTATGTACTGACTGAACACCGTGTCCACCTTCTTCACCATCGCGCTCCGGTTGGGAGTTCGGGTACGGGATGTGTTCCCATCGCCCGTTCTTGACCGGGACTCGTTTGATGTCTGCCCCCTTTTGGAGCTCTTTGGTTTCCGCTTCACGGCGCTTCTTGTAGTTTTCGTATAGGCTGTCGAGCTGGTCGTCGTTGAGGCGGTCGGGTGCGTGCTTCTTGAGCTCGTTCCAGTTGCCTTCCCTGACGGCTGCGCGCTCGCCTTCGTACTGCTGAAATATATCTACTAACTCGGGAAGTTTCAAACGCTCGTATCCCGGGCGGTATTCTCCGGTTTTCAGTCGGTGCATGATGATAGCCCATTCTTCGAGCTTCATAGCTGGGAAGGTATCGCGGAGGTGGTGTACCGCATCCAATACGTCCCTGTCGGCTGTGATGCTTTTGGAGTAGTCGAGGTAGTTGAGCGTCTCTTTGAGTAGCAAGATGAGGGTGGCCTCGGTGTGGGCTGGGTTCATCCGGAAGGCGGCCAGCACGTTGGTACCTTCAGCCCATGCTTTGGCCGGACTCATTCGCGAGGCGGCGGAGATGTTCTGCAATGAGGCTTCCGTCTGCCGGGCCAGAGCGTTGATTTTTTCTTTCATTTTTCTTGAATTGGTGTGATCGTCGTATCCAGCCGCGGGCGGCGGCCTTCCAATCTTTGATGGGTTTGTTTCGTCCTTGAGTCCATCCGTTGGCTTCGTAGTAGTCGTAAAAGGCCAGCGCCTCCGACTCCTCCGCTCCAACCTCTTTGAAAGATTCCAAAACTTCATCCAAATCCTTCGGGCGTGCCCCTCTCTCTTTAGATGTGTTTTTAGTTGTTCTTTCTATTGTATTAGTATGTCGCCATTTTGGCGATGCAGACTCGTCATTTTGGCGACCCTGCCCCGTCATTTTGGCGAGGCTGCCTGTGCTCAAATGTCGCGTTCGACCGTTGAACTTGCTCTTGAGCATACCCAGCTCGACGAGTTTCTTGACCATCCTTTGAACGGTACGAGGTGCAATTCCGTACTCTTCTTGGATGGTCTCGTTCGACTTGTGAAACGTCCTCCCGTTGCCCGTGAAAGAGTCCACCTCGGCAAGAAAAGCCTTCTCGCAAATCGTTAGTCGCTTGTCCAACCATATCTCTGCGGGGATCCATACCCCCTTGAATTCTCTTTCCATGTGGTGGAAGATAGAAAGGGGGAGGGTTTGCCTCCCCCGTTTCTTCAAATTGTTGTTTGTGCCATGTGAGCTTGAACGATGCGTCGAACCATGTCTTGAGGCTCGAAGCTCAAGGAGTCGATGTGCTCGAACTCTTCTTGGCTGAAGGTGACTTCGACGGTGACGTCGCCTTGATAACTGGCAGAGGGTCTTGAATGTTTGTCCATCCTGTTTTGGTTTTTAATGGGGGCTCAATTTCAGCCCAGTGTGTAATGTAATGTTCGTCGTAGTAGGCTGGGCAGTCCCAGTACCCGTGCTTTGGATCGGGGTATATAACCCAATCCCATTCGGCCACCCACATATAACCTCCTTCTACCGTGTCATCTGCGACAAGATACTGTCCAAATGTGGGTGGCTTGTGCTTCTTTGCGTCGTGCCAAATCATGTTTGCCGTATTGGTTCGAGCTCTTCTATCTCATGGATTCGGTACATGACCTCGCCTTCGAGCTGGAGCCACGTCGTATCCTTGGTGGCGATAATCTCGGGGCCGTACTTGAGGATGCCCCGTGGGTTCTTCTTCACCCAGTTCTGCACCGTGGCCGGGGTTACCCCCAGCTCACGTGCGCAGTTTACTTGGCTTCCAAAGTGCTTCTTGATATACTCTTTCATGCTTTGGTGAATTTGACCATGCCCCACAGCAAAGACACCTCTGTCTTGGTTTGAACCTCCTTCGCTTGAACGGGCTCGTCTTGTTTTGTGAATAGGCGAGAATCGTTTTTGACGTTGGTGAGGCTGCTCATCAAACCTTCCCGGTGGAGTTTGTTGCGGCGGTTTTCAATGGCGACAACACTCCGCCCAATGTACTCGGCGATTTCCTTGTCTCTCCTGCCTTCGTCGCACATCATCTTGACAATCTCGTCCTCTTCCATAGTCCAAGGGGCTCTCGCTCTGGTTGTATCCACTGGGTCGTGGAGTGGTTTGTTGTTCTCGGTAAGTCCGAGCGCCTTCCTTTTGTTGTAGATCTGATGAGTAGAAACGTTCATCATCTTGGCCAGCTCTACGTTGTCCACCGTGCCGCTCATCACATTGGTCACGAGGGCTTTGGTGCTTTGGGCATCCCACATTTTCTTTTTCATTGTGCGTCTTGATATAGTTCGTCTAAATAATCCCACTGCTTGTCGGGGCTTTGTATCTCCTGCCACAGGCGCGGCTCGGCTGTCATGGAGGTAATCCACTCCTTGCCATCCCACTTGCCTACGTCGTAGACATACCCGTCGCCCATAGGCCACGCGCAGAGATACCAGCCCGTCTCCTTGGGTGTGCTGTCATACCAAATCATACTTCGACTTCGTGCTTGAGTGACTTACGAGCTTCCAACGCGAGGCGTGCGTACTGCATCACCTGTTGGTCGTAGTTGGGTGCGGAGGTGTCGGCTACCTGCATCCCAATACCGACAGCCCACGAAGCGATGATACCTTTCGTCGCGTCGTCGTTGCCGCCAGCGCGAGGGGTAAAGCCTCCGGAAAAGCCGGGTTTGTCGAGCTTCAACTTGACGCCGTGATGCGTGTGTTGGGCGGTGTACTCTACCGCATCCCCGGCTTTCCATTTGTCCGGGCTTTTGGTGTTGACGGAGCCTTGGGTGCCGTCGGAGAGGTCGACGTCAAAGGCGTACATCGTACCGTGTGATCCTGTCCACGTGGGAGGGTTTGCGGGTTCAATCCGCGAGATGGTGGCTTGTGCCATGTTACAAGGGTTTGTGCGCGTCTCCGCGCTGGTTTGAATTAGTTTAATCTTCTTCACACGACAGCTGGGGGGCACGGCATCTTCTGCTTTGCTCCTGGCTTCGGCTTCGGTGTATGCCGTGACAGTGAGCTTGTCCCAGTCGTCGTGGTCGTAGCCACGAAAGTACAGGACTTCGTAGGTGTTCATCGCTTGAGCT